TCAGGACCCCGGAGTCCTGCGTCTCTCTCTCCACGCCGATCGGCCACTTCTGAGATGTCATGAGAGGTGCCTGTGATGGGCCGTATCACGTTTCTTGACGAGATCGCGTCCGGGGACCAGCGGAGGGCTTTGGAAGCCTTACGGGACCGTCTAGCGATGGATCTGGACCAGGCTGAGGGTCGGTACGTTGCTCCGTTGGCTAGGGAGCTGCAGGTGGTGTTGAAGCTGTTGGCGGGGTTACCGGCCGAGAAGAAGGTGACGATCGCCGATGAGCTTGCTCGACGACGTCAGGACCGGGGTCCAGATCCCGCGGTACAGGACGGGCCCCAAGTCCCGGTCAAGCGAAAGGGTGCTCAACGCCGTAGAACTGGTAGCTGAGGCCGGTCTCGTCCTTGATCCTTGGGAGGCCGAGGTATTCCGTGGCGGGTTGACCGACGGCAGAAACGGCAAACGGGCCGCTCTCGAGGTTGGGGTGGTTGTTCCTCGCCAGAACGGCAAGGGCACGATCCTCGAAGCGATCGAGCTCGAGGGCTTGTTCCTCGACCCGAACTGTCGGCTAATCCTCCACTCGGCGCATGAAGTACCGACCGCCCACGAAGCGTTCCTGCGGCTGATCGAGGATCTGAAGGCCAGCGACTGGCTTTACGATCACGTCGAACGGATCCGGTACGCCAACGGCGAGGCCGGCGTCGACATGATCGACGGGAAACGGATCCGATTCCATGCCCGTTCGTCCGGGAGCCGCCGGGGGTTCTCCGGGGACCGCATCATCCTCGATGAGGCGTTCAACCTTCCCGACGCGGCGATCGCTGCCATGTACCCGACGCTTTCGGCCAGGGTCGACCCGCAGGTCTGGTTCGCGTCATCGGCTCCTTTGTTGCATCCGGTGTCGGATGTTCTACGGCGGATCATCCGCCGGGGCCGATCCGGGTCTAGCGCTGATCGGCTGGCCTACTTCGAGTGGTGCGCCGACGACGACGCTGCGCTTGACGATCGGGCGGCGTGGGCTCAGGCGAATCCTGGTCTTGGCATCCGTCTGAACGAACGAGTGATCGAGGGTGAGCTCGGGATCATGACCCCCGAGGATTTCGCTCGGGAACGTCTCGGGATCTTCCCTGAGGAAATCGATCAGCTCGATCGGGTCATCCCTGCAGATGCGTGGGCAGCGTGCGAGGATTCGAAGTCGCGGACAACGGGCCCGTTGAACTACGCGTTGGATGTTGCCGGTGGCCGTGAATGGTCATCGATCGTGGTCGCGGCCGAATCAGGGCGTAGCGGCATCCATGTAGAAATCGTGGATCGGCGTCCCGGTACGGATTGGCTGGTCGGTCGGGCTGTCGAGCTGCAACGCAAGTGGGGTGGCCGATTCGCTATCGCCAAGGGGTCGCCGGCTTGGTCGCTCCAAGAGGATCTTGAGGCGGCGAAGGTTGATCTGTTGCCGATCGTGACGGAGGAGCATTCGCAGGCGTGCGGCGATTTCTACGACGCTGTGATCGAACACAAGTTGCGTCACATCGGTCAGGGCGAGCTTGACGCTGCGGTGGCTGGCGCTGACCGCCGGTTCTATGGCGACGCCTGGTTGTGGTCGCGGCGGAACTCGAGCGTGGATATTTCGCCGTTGGTGGCGGTGACGTTGGCGCATTGGGTGGCCAGCAAGCGGCAACGCAAACCGAAGATCTGGTGAGGTGCGGTCATGGCGTTCTGGTCTAACTGGTTCACTAGCACGCCGAACCACGCGGGCACCGGGACCGCGTTCAACCCGGGTGACCCGGAGGGGGTGACGGTCGAAACCCCTGACCCGGTCGAGCTGCGGTCGTTCCCGGTGGTGATGCCGTCACCGTGGTCGGGTTGGCCCGCGGAGTGGTCCACGCCCTCGTTCAACATGCATTCGCAGTTCAACACGCTTATCGACGTAGCGTGGATGTGCTTGGACTTGAACGCGTCGGTGTTGGCGACAATGCCGGTGTACCGGCTGCGGGGCGGTCAGATGATCGATCCGGTGTCGTGGATGGGGAACCCGGATCGGACGATCTACACGTCGTGGCACGAGTTCGCGAAGCAGCTGTTTTGGGACTATCAGCTGGGTGAGGCGTTTGTGTTGACGATGGCGACGGGGGCGGATGGGTTTCCGTTGTCGTTTCGGGTGGTGCCACCGTGGCTGGTGAACGTCGAGATCAAGGGTGGCCGCCGGGTTTACAACATCGGTGCTCTGGACGTGACCGGCGAGCTCCTGCATGTCCGCTATAAGTCGACGACGGACGGGGCCCGCGGTGTGGGTCCGTTGGAGTCGGCGGGGGCCCGGATGGTCACGGCAGGGGTGTTGACGAAGTATGTGCGGGACACGGCATCGACGGGTGGGATCCCGCAGTACACGTTGAACACCGACATGGATCTGTCCCGTGAGGACGCCGAGGATCTGCAGAACCAGTGGCTCGAGCGGCGACGCAGCGATCTTGCCGCGCCTCCCGTGCTGGACAACGGGGTCAAACTTGAAACCCACCAGGCGATGTCTCCGAAGGACATGACGATGTTTGAGCTGTCGCAGTTCACGGAGGCTCGGATCGCCCAGCTGTTGGGTGTTCCGCCGGCGTTGGTGGGGTTGCCGACCGGGGATTCGTTGACGTACAGCAACATCACGTCGTTGTTCGATTTCCATGATCGGGCGTCGTTGCGGCCGAAGGCGATGGATGTGATGGCTGCCCTGTCGTGGTGGGCGTTGCCTCGAGGCCAGTCGGTTGAGTTGAACCGTGACGAGTACACGCGGCCGTCGTTCGATGAACGGGCGGAGGCGTGGGTGAAGCTCGTCGGCGCGGGGATTGTGACTGCCGATGAGGTGCGGGCCGCTGAGCGGTTGTCGGGGCCGGCGCCGCAGACGTCGACACAGGATTTGGGCAGCGAAGAGGCGGCGGTGGCGTTGACGGGCGGGGACTTGTCGTGAACGGAGAGCTCTGATGCCGTTGAATCGTTGCCAAGACGACGACAAGCCAGGCTGGAAGTGGGGCGACGCTGGGAAGTGCTACACGTACACGGCGGGTAACGAGGAGTCGGAGACGGCGGCCCGTAAGAAGGCGTTGGCGCAAGCGGCGGCGATGGGCGAGTTCCCGGGCACCGGCCAGAATCGGAGCACCGCTGGTGTGGGTGAGGTCGAGCATCGCGGCTCGACGTTGCAGGACGTTGATACTCGTCAGCGCATCATTGAGGTCATCGCCGTGCCTTACGACGAGGAAACCGACGTTGTGTGGCGCGGCGACGTCTGGCATGAGTCGTTCGACCGCAAGGCGTTCGACGGCATCGAATCCCATGTGGGTCGAGTCCAAGTCAACCGCGAGCATGTCAAGGGTGACACTGTTGGCAAGGTGGTTGCAGCTGACCCGTCACACAAGGATGGCCTGTTCGCCCGCGTGAAGATCTACAAGACACCACGCGGTGATGAGACGCTGACGCTCGCCGAGGAAGGCGGTGCGTTCCCCTCGATCGGGTGGCGTCTCAACCGGCCTTCTGATCATCTCATTGATAGGCGAAGCATGTCTCGCCGGGTCCTGCGAGCGTTCTGGGATCACCAGGCGTTCGTAGAGGACCCGGCATACGCAGGGGCTGGAGTGTTGGCTGTCCGAGCGGGACAGTCTGGCCTTGTGGCAGCGGAAAAGCCGCTACCACCAACACCGGCACTGGACGAGTGGCAGAACGATCCTCTGCTTGTAGAGATCGCGGAGCGCTTCCGTCAATAACCGCACGACCACTGGCCCCGAGCGGGGGCCGGCAGAACGACCCCGGAGCGCGGGGCGGTCGCGGCGTGCTTCTTCAACCATGTCTTGACTCCGAAGGAGCACCCCCATGGGGATCAATTCCCACGCCAACGACGCCATGATTCGGCGTCTCGAATCCGAGCTCGAGGAACGCAACGCGTTCGTGCAAGGGCTCATCGCCAACGCCCAGGACTCGGAACGGGACCTGAACGACACCGAGAAGGCCAGCCTCACCGAGGCCCGCAGCCGCATGGGTGTCCTCAAGGACCAGATCGACCAGCTCGAGGACACCGCGAAGGTCGCGCAGGACATCGCGAACCGTGCCCGCCAGGTCGACCAGGCCATCTCGACTGCCCGCAAGAGCTACGAGGCGGGTCCGGTCGAGTACCGGTCCACCGGCGCCTACCTGACCGACTACATCGCCGGGGCGACTGGCTCCAAGTCGGCGATGGAACGGCTCGAGCTGTTCACCCGTGCCGCCGCCCATCAGAAGACGTCGGACAACCTCGGGGTCATCCCCGACCCGATCATCGGTGACGTCCTCAACTTCATCGACACCGCCCGGCCGATCGTCGCCCAGCTCGGTCCCCGGGACATGCCGTCGGCGACCTGGTACCGGCCGAAGGTGACCCAACACGTCACCGTCGCGGCACAGGGGTCAGCTGGTGCGGCCGCAGATGAAAAGACGGAGCTGTCGAGCCAGAAGATGACGATCACCCGTCTCACGGGCACCGCCGTCACTTACGGCGGCTATGTGAACGTGTCACGGCAGAACATCGACTTTTCGTCACCGCAGATGTTCGACGCGATCGTCAACGACCTTGCCGCCCAGTACGCCGTCCAAACCGAGGCCGCCCTCGGGGTGTCGTTGATCGCGACCACAAACACCGTGGAATTGACCACAGCCGTCGGTGGCACGGCGACTGCGGCCGAATTGACCGCGGCACTGTGGACCGCGGCAGGCAACATCTACAATGCGACCAAGGGACAGGGCCGGATCATTCTGGCGATCCAACCGGCGAGGCTCGGTAGTTGGGGCAGCCTGTTCGCGCCGGTGAACCCGCAGAACGCGCAGTCGCTCGGTTTCTCCGCGGCTGATTTCGGTCAGGGCCTCATCGGCAACGTGTCCGGGATCCCGGCCTATGTGTCGGCGGGTCTGGCGTCAGCACCCGCGACCACATATGGGATCGTTATGTCCACGGCCGCGGTCGAGTGCTACGAGCAGCGGGTAGGCACCCTGCAGGTCACCGAACCGTCGGTTCTCGGTGTGCAGGTCGCCTACGCGGGCTACTTCACGCCAATGACCGTCGAGGCCGGTGGCGTCCAAGAGATCGTGAACTTGGCGTGATCGTCGACAAGTACGGGCGAGTGGCCGGGTCGATCGACCTGGCCACTCTCGCCCAGATGTACGCCGAGTGCGACGACGACGACCTCAAGGCCCATTATCGGCAGGTTGCCGCTGAAAACGGTCTGGATCTCGAACCCGAGGCGGAGGTCGCCGAACCGGTCGAGGACGTCGGCGAATACGACAACTTGTCGAAGGTCGAGCTTCAAGAATTGTTGGCTGACCGTGGACTGGCAACAACCGGCAACAAGGACGAGCTGATTGCCCGGCTCGAGGAAGATGACAGCGTCTGATGGCTACCACCACATTCCGTGAGGACTACCTCGGCCGTGACCTCGTGGCTCCCGGCACCAACTCGCTGGATCACCTAGGTCGGGCGACCACCGCGACGGTCGACGCGCTCGGCCGGGCGTTACGGCGGGTTCTGCGTGCCAATTCGACTGCGGTCACGTTGAACCAGGAGCTGCAGTTCGTTGGTGGCACGAAGTACACGGTGACGGTGGCTGGTACGACCGCGGTATCGGAGCCGTCACCTCCCGCGGTCGGGGCCACTGTGGCTGACGGTGGGGCGACGTTGCTTCGAACGAAGTAGCCGCCGATGGCGGTCAACGGATACGTCACGATCCCACAATTCAAAGCATGGATCGGGCTCAGCGACACGATCGACGACGTCGTGATTGACGAAGCGATCGGCGCGGCGTCGCGGGGCATCGACAACTTCTGCAAAACCCAGTTCTGGCAGACAGCCGCCGGCACGACCCGACGGTTCGACACGTGTGACAGTTGGGGGCTCCGTATCGGTGACACCAGCGCGGTCACCCAGGTCGCCACCGACGACAACGCCGACGGCACCTATGAGACGGTGTGGGCGTCGACGGACTGGCAGCTGTTGCCGTTGAACCCGGCTGACGGCCCGGAACTGAGACCGTTCACACAGATCCACGCGATAGGGACGTTGACGTTCCCGTCGGTGGCCAGTAACTCGAGCCGCCACGGGCTCATCCAAGTGACGGGCACCTGGGGATGGCCGGCCATCCCCAGTGCTGTCCGCGAGGCTTGTCTGCTGGTCACGAACCGGTTGGTGAAGCGGCGTAACTCGCCGGAGGGTGTCGCCGGGGTCGACGAGTTCGGCACCATCCGCATCTCGGCCCGTGACGACCCGGACGCGGTCCGCTATCTCACTCCCTACAAGACGTCGCGCCGTGCCGGCGGCTGGGCAATCGCATGAACCTCACACCCGAACATCGGTGGAGCTGTCCTAACTGCACCACGACCAGGGTCACCCATGAGCCGAGGCCGCATACGCCGTTTCATCCGTGTCGCGGCCTGAAAGGCTTGTCGGCGCCGCTGGTTGCCGCGGGCAGCGACTGTGTCGTCGAAACCCGCGAACGCGACGACTACGTCGGCAAGGAGCTCGTCCAAAGCGATGGTGAGGCCCGGCCGGTGATGTCGATCGTCACCCGCTACGGGGATGGTCGGAACGATTGTGCGGTGCTGGCACCGTGCGCTAGCGCTAGGAGCAACTGAGTGGCAGGACGCCAAGACCTCTTGCTAGAGGTCACAGCAACGACAGACGCGAACGGCGACTACAACACCGCGTGGGTAGAAACACGGGATGTGTCAAGCATTCATGTCCGCATCTATCCAGCTGGCCAGAGCGGACAAGTCTATGTACGTGAATCGCTTGCGGCAGATGAGAACCAGCAAACCTACACGCACATCCTGGGAACGGCATCGGGCAACTTGTTCAAAGCAGACAACGTTCCCATTGGGTCGCGGTTTTTCCGGGTCGAGCTCGATGGAGGCATCAGCTCCAATACGGTCCGGTTCTCAGTTCGCGCAGTGACGAGCCCGGTCATTCATGGCTTGGATTAAGGAGTAACAGTTCATGGCTTGGTCTGGTAGCTCGATCTTTCGACATTACGTTGACCAGATGGTCCGCAATGCAGTTGCCTACGACTACGACGCGGATGTCGTCAAGGCCGCGCTCTACAATACGAACGCGACTCCCGACAATGACGTCACCACCGATGCTCTGTCGGGTTACAACGGCGCCGCATCCCAATGGGTCGTAGCGAATGAAGAAGACGACCCGGGTAACTGGCTCACCGCCGGTGAGACTCTTGGGACCAAGGCTGTCAACCTCACCGCCGACACGGTTTCGGCTGATGCTGCAGATCGCGGGCAGACAGGCGCGTCGTGCACGTTGGCGGGAGTGTTCGGATGCCTGGTCTATGACGACACGCTCACGAACAAACCGGGGTTCTGTTACAACTACTTCGGCGGCTCCCAGTCGGTAACGGCCGGGAACTTCACGATCGTGTGGCACGCGAACGGCGTGTTCCGCTTCACCATGACGCAGGCGTAGTGACCATGCGCTGCTCGGGAGAAGTCCTCTGAGTCGTGGCCATCGCCTGGAAAGACCAAGGCACTTCGGCGGCCACGGCCACGTCCGGTGCTGCATTAGAGCCGGTCACCCCAGGCGCAACCGACGCCAATGACATCGGAACCGCCCTGGTTTGGTATCGGGACACCACCACCACCCCGTCAACTCCCAGCGGCTGGACCCTGCTGACCGGACCTCACACCATCGTCGCTTCCCGCATGTGGATCTACGGTCGGCTCATGGCCGCCTCCGACGACAACGTGTTCGTCAACTTCGGAACCGGAGGTGGCACGGCCCTACGTATGGCTCAAATCTATACCTACTCGGGCTACGTCTCTGGCACCATCACCGATGTCGTCCAGGGTTTCATCTTCGAGGAGGCGGCAACGGCGGCGATTAACGACGTGGACATCACCACGTCGATGAATGGCGCCCTAGCCGCCAACTACATCGCCATCGAAGATGATCTACCTGCCCCATCGTTCTCGGCGACCAACACCGGAGTCTCGGGTGGCACCTGGGTCGAGAATTCGGCCGAGGTCATCTCGGCGCTCGGCAGCGATGGCACCATCGGCATGCAGACCGCCGCCCTTGCCACCGCCGGGACGATCGGCGGTGGCAGCTTCACCCGTGGCGCCGCCGACAACTGGGGAATCGTCGGGTTCGAGATCCGACCTTCACCACCGGCTGCCGGACTTGCTCCACCGTTCGATCACCCGATCCGTCGCATCTGGCACAACCTGGTGAGGTGACCTGTGCCTGTCTACACCGTCCCGATCAACTGCTCGACCGCGATCACCGCTCAGGTCGACATCTTCGAGATCGCCTCGGGTGCCAACAGGCCTGTCACGCTTCTCGGCTTCGAAATCGCTCAGACCTCCGAGATCGGGGACGCCATGGAAGAGCAGCTCGAACTGTTGCTCAAGCGGGTCACTGGTGCGCCCACCTCGGGTTCTGGCGGTCCGGCGGCGGCCACGGTCCGCGCTGTGGGGCAAGACAACTCGCTGGCCACCGGCGCCACCTTCGAGAACGGCAACACCACCAAGCTGACCGGCGGCACCTCCGAGGAGCTCAAACGGTTCTCGTGGAACGTCCGGGTGCCGCTGCTGTGGGTGCCGATCCCCGAGGCTCGCCCCGACATCCTCGTCAGCGACCACTTGGTGTTGGAATTGGTGAAGCCCCCCGCCGATCAGATCGACAAGATCGTCGGTTGGGTCGAATGGATGGAGTAGCCCGGTGACGGGCGTCTACCGCCCGCCGTTCCGGCCGCCGCCTCGTGGCGTCTGGGTACCTACCGGTCCGGCTGCAGCGGCGACGAACGCACCAGCCGGTGACGCTCTCGCTACTGGTGATGCACCTCAGCCCGAAGTCACGATCGCCCCCAATGCCGGCAACCCCACCGGCGCAGGCACCGCACCCCAACCCGCCGCCCATGTACGGGCACTAGCCGGCGTCGCTTCCGCTACTGGTACCGCCAACCAGCCCGCGGTCACAATCGCCCCCAACGCCGGCACTGCTACTGGTACGGGTGCGGCCCCGCAGCCCGAAGCCGAGATCGGTGCGAAACCCAACACCGCCGAGGGCGCAGGTACAGCACCGCAGCCCACGGTTTCGACCGCTAGCAACACCAATGCCCCCGCCGGCCTAGCGGCCGCGACAGGTGAAGCCCTAGCAGCCGAAGTCACTATCGCTCCCAACGCCGGGGCGGCGACAGCGGCCGGCGACGCACCCCAACCTGAAGCGTCAATCGGCGCCAAACCCAATACCCCGGAAGCCGCGGGCACCGCCCCACAGCCCACGGTTTCCACTGAAGCCAACACGAACGCCCCAGCTGGCCTCGCATCCGCTACCGGCACAGCGTCCGCGGCGGCGGTCACGATCCGTCCCAATGCCGGGGTTGGGCTCGCCGCCGGGGTCGCCGAACAACCCGAAGCGTCCATCGGAGCCAAAGCAGGGTTCGGGCTCGCAGCTGGCACCGCCCCACAGCCCACCGTTGTTGTCGGCCGAGACGCACCCGCCGGACTCGCGTCCGCGACCGGGACAGCCAACCAGCCCGAGATCGACATCAAAGCCCTAGCAGGTGCTGCTGCCGCGGCAGGGCAAGCGTTCCCGGTGTTCGGGCTCACCGGTAACCCGCTCGGCCCCCCACAAGGAATCACCGCCATCGACGACGACCATGCCCTGACCGCCACCGACGGGGTCGGGCTGTTAGCCGTCGACGGCGACCACAGTCTCGAGGTGCTGCGATGAAAGAAATCATCCGCCGCACCAAAGGCGCAGAGCTCCCCGACATCGGCATCACCTGGTACCAACAAGACGGCGTCACCCTCTACAACTTCTCGTCCGGATGGACATT